GTAGATGCGCTTGACGTGCTTGATGAGATGCCAGAACCAGTGACAACCACTGATGGCAGCATCAACGATATTCAAGATTTGTTTTTCAATGAAAATCGCGATCGTAGCTATCAAACAACTCCCGTCATGCTCAAGTGCGCCTACACTCCAGCAGACTCTGTCAACGATCTCAGTAAGTTTGGTTTGAGCATCCTTGACCAATATGTTTTCACATGCTCGTATGCGACAATGGTTTCATCGATAGGTCGTCCAATTGTTACAGGCGATATCATCGAAGTTATTCCAGAGCTTCAGTGGGATCAAAACCTGAAGCCGATTCGCAAGTTCCTTGAGGTCACTGACACTGGTTGGTCAGCCGCCGGCTTTGGTCCATCATACACCCCATTTGTGTATCGCTTTGCCGCTCAGCAGGCGCTGCCATCGCAGGAAACTCGAGACATTTTTGGCACCATGGATACTGAAAAATATCTTATGGCTGACTCGATATTCAACAACGGTATTGGTCAACAGATCGATACCACCCCGCTCACGCGAACTGAAGAGATTAGCAAGAAGGCAGCAAACAAGGTTCCAGAAATTGGCTCTGATGATAACCGTTCTGTTGAGGCAGTTCACTATGGCCAGGCTGGTCCACCCCGCAACGCGAAGGGACAGGTCCCGGCAGATAGCAATCCGCCACCAAATACCATACCAAATCTCTACATAGAAGATGGTCTGCCACCAAATGGTGAATCATATGGAGAAGGCTTTGCACTTCCTGCAACTTCTGGGTTGCAAGACGGTGTTTATTTCCGTCTCTACTATGCGCCTGAGACGCAGATCGCACCTAGACTTTATCGCTACTCAGCGGTTAAGAATCGTTGGATATTCCAAGAGCAAGACAAACGTGGACAGTATGCATCTGCGAAGCCATCGGTTAGAAACATTATGCAATCGACTACCCGCGTTCCACTTAACAAGAAACAAACCTGATAGGATGAGACAATGAGATTCAAGGAATTTTTGCTCCAAGAGCGCGATGAAAACTTTCATAAGCAGCCACGCTGGAAGCCAGCTAAGAAAAAGCTACCGCCTATGGATCCAGAAAAGATGGCAGCAAAATACGATGGCAAGCCATATAAGGTGAAGCTGCCTGTTATCAATGCCAATGGTAAGAGAACAGAAAAGGAGTTCACAATTGACAATACGCTCCAATCACGCCGCGCGGTCTCCGGGCAAACCATGCAAGACATGCACCAAATTGAGGCAGATCCTACAAAGAGGAGCCAAGGTGCTTCATATGCCTTCCATGACCCGCGTCAAAGCAAGGGTGGTTCAATCCCAGCCCGCCTCCACGGGCTACCAGAACGGACCCGTAGGAAAGCCGGGTATGAACCGGAAGATCTAAGACGAGAAGTTTACGCGTGGAACGGATGAGATTCAAAAACTTCCTACTAGAGGACAAGCGCCTTGGAACTAACGCAGACGTTGGTCTCGAGTTTCAAATGCTTGTGCCTGGTACAAGTTCAGGCGCCGTGGCGAACGGTCTTGAAAATCTTTTCTCAAACGTGCAGCACCACCTCCCAGACAAGATGTCAAAGAGGTCTCCACTGAAGTGGCACGTTCAGGCGGATCCAACGTTAGGTGAAGGTGGCTTGGAATTGCATTCTCCATTGTTACCACTCAATGATGCTCTGCGCGACTTGACTAAAGTCTGCGACTGGATGGAAGAGCACAACGTAACTACCAATGACTCAACATCATTGCTGGTTAGAATTTACATTTCGAACATTGATGAGAAACTTGATCCAGTCAAGCTGGTATTTTTCATGGGTGATGACCATGCTGAGAATGCCTTCAGCAAACATGTAGGCGAATTTTCAGAACCGCAGATAGACGTTATCACACAGAAGCTCAAGCTCAATGGTAAGTTGCCAAGCAGCATGGATGATCTAGAAAAAGCAGCGCTTCGTTATCTAACCCCTCGTGGTAACCATGGCAAGATGGCCGCGGGGTTCCTGGAACTCAGAGTAAAGGGTGGTTCAGATTATGAGAAAGATGCTTCGGACCTCAAAAAGAAAATATTCAAAATGGTCACAGCTGTTGAGATTGCCTGTGATCCAGCGATGGAAAAAGGAGAGTACCTTCAGAAGCTCGTTTCACTTCTAACATCTGAGCCAGCTATCAAGGTAACAACGAATGATATGCACAAGCTTCCAGAAGCGCTGCATCGTCTGTACCGCCATAAGGCTGAGATCAATGATGCATGGAAGTTGTTTGAGAAGGATCAAGTACATGGTGACGCTCGGCGAGCACTTCTGTCGCTGATAAATATGTCACTCAAGACAGTGAAGAGCCTGAAGACATCTCTCACTTTGCAGGAGAAGGTGCTGTTTAAGAAGCTCGCTCGTCAAGTATCGCTTCAATCGCATGATGTTGATACATACTACGGCAATGATCATATCGCTAGACTCAACTTCAAGACGATCATTGGAATCTAATGACGCTTCCTCCACTGTATGACAAGATAGTTGACATCTTTCGCGATGAGCTTAAAAAGCGAATTGATGGCTATGAAGTCACTGGCACGCCTGAGGGCGGCAAGTGGATGATGGTACGGTTTAAAAGCGCGAAAGACAGGCAGTCAGTCTCATTTGCCATTGATAAGGGAATGTTAGAGCTCGCTGACGTATATGTTCCCGAGGCAATTCGCAATCAGGGATTCATGACATCTGTTCTATCGCGCATTCGCAAGCTTGACGGCATCAATGGAAAGTGCATGGTATACGTTGCGATGGATCAGAAGGGCTGGAAAACAATAGTGAGTAGAGCTGGATTTGAGTGGGTGCAACGAGGCATAAGAGAACTATAACATGATCAACTACTTTTACTATAATGGTCAACTTCGCAACTACCTCCTACAGTTTTGCAACATCTTTGCTGGGCTGAAGGTTCAGACCGGTAAGGGCACATGCGCTGAGGACGAGTTCATTACCGTCCCAATTGCAATCGGCAGTCGCGACCGCGTTGTGGCCGCTATACAGTCTGGCAACACCCAGAACAAGCCATTCAGCCTGCCATCAATGTCGGCAACGATGACAGGATTGGCTCTTAGAGACCGTAAGGGCATCGGTGTCGTTGATCGCAAGACCTATCTTCCAGAAGGTGGCGTGTTTCCTGATGACCTGAAGACTGCAGTTCGCGTCATGCCAATCCCATTCATGATGACCCTCGAGCTCTCCATCTATGCATCGAACACGCTTCAGATGCACCAAATGCTTGAGCAGATCCTCATCCTGTTTGATCCGATTCTACAGATTCAGACAAATGATGCGGCGCTAGACTGGACAAAGATCACGACCGTACAGTTGACTGGCCTCAACAATGAAGAGAACCTGCCACCAGGTGGAGACCGCCGAATGATTGTCTGGTCGTTGACCTTTGACATGCCAATTTGGATCTCTGCGCCAATGGACCTCAAGAGTGAGTTTGTCAAGACAATTTTCATCCGTCTTGGGCAGCTTGACGGCTTTAGCGTTAATGAGGTTGACGAAAATGGTAATTTTGTGCCATTTGACATCGGAACACAGCTTGCAACCATTGAAATTGATGGATCCAGTGGAACAATAACGACAACGACAACGGAACCATAATAGAAAGTACGCAAGTTCTGGTCCCGGAACCTGCCTCTGGCATAAATACTCAGTCGAACGCGCCAGTTAAAGCGCTGGACGAATAGAAAAGAATTCTCAAGGAGATACATAGATGGCAACCCTAGTCAGCCCAGGTGTAAGCGTTACGGTCATTGACCAATCGTTTTACATCCCAGCATCGGCACCAACAGTTCCGCTGATTTTCATTGCGACGCGCGCTAACAAGCTGCAGCCAGACAACGTCAGTTCTGCAACGGGTACCACCGAAAATGGTGTCGTACGTACTGTAACTTCTATCGGTCAGTCTGTTCAACTTTACGGCGTACCATACTTCTGGGCAGATAGCTCTGGCAACCAGTACAATGGCGACGCTCGCAACGAATATGGTCTCTTCGCACTTAACCAGTTCCTTGGAATTGGTAACCTCGCTTATGTAGTTCGCGCAAACATCGACCTTACAGACGCAGCAACTTCATTCATCGGCATCGGCGTACCAGCTGCTTCAGGCACCACCTTTACTGGTGTAGGTAACGGCACGATCGCATCGATCACTGCAACATCTGCATTCGTACAGCCACAAACTATCGACGTCATCATGAACACCCCAACGACCTTCACGGTTCAGGGTTCAAATGCTGGCATCATCGGCACTGGCGTTGTTGGAACTCCATTCACCTCGACCACTGTAAACTTCACAGTCACCGCTGGTCTTGTAGCCTTCTCACCTGATGACTACTTCCAGTTCTCACTTGTGTATGTTCCATCTTCATACACTGGCACTGGCAATGGCGCGATGTACAACATCACCCCAGGCACCAACGCTGTTCCAGAAACTTGGACCATCACGATGACCTCCGCGTCTACCTTTACGGTTACCGGATCTGTCAATGGTCCAACCGCATCTGGCACCGCTGGCGCACCTTACTCGAACAACTTCATCAACTTCACGCTTGGCACTGGCACAGTCGCCTTCGTATCTGGTGACGAGTTCCAGTTGGTACTCTCGCAAGTCAACGTATTCAACCCACTCGGTCCTAACGATGCTGCAAAGCGCGTTGCAATCACGACCGCTCTCGCTTCAGAAATCAACAGCAACACCGAAGTCCGCTCAGACATCTATCAGTACAATCTGATTGTATGCCCTGGCTACTGGGAAGTTGTCACTGATCTTCTCGCGCTCTCGAACGCAGTCAACGGTGAAGCCTTCGTTATCGCTGATACACCAAGCACACAAACTGCAGAGCAGACTGCAAATTGGGCAGCAACCTCCGCTCGTGCAAACAGCACCAGCGTTGCGTACTACTACCCATGGGGTCAAGCATCGAACCTCGATGGTACCTCAGTTGTCATCGCTCCATCAGGCATCGCACTTTCCGTCTACGCTTATAGCGACAACGTCTCGTACGTATGGTTCGCTCCAGCAGGTGTTTCACGTGGTGTAGTTTCTGGTGTTGCTTCAGTCGGTTACGTATCTGGTGTTCCAGGTACTGCAGCAGCTTACACGCAGCAGAACCTTAATCAAGGTCAGCGTGACAGCCTCTATCAGTACTTCACGAACATCAACCCAATCGTTTACTTCCCAAGTCAAGGTCTCTTGGTATGGGGTCAGAAGACTTCAGCCGCCGCAGCCTCTGCGCTTGATCGCGTAAACGTAATGCGTTTGGTCATGTACATCAAGCGTCAGCTTCGCATCGGCGCAATGCCATTCGTATTCGAGCCAAATGACTCGATCACGCAGGCAAACCTTAAGTCATCAGCTGATTCGTTCTTGAATGACATTCTCACTAAGCGTGGTTTGTACGACTTTGTAACGATGTGCAACAGCACCAACAATCCACCATCAGTTGTTGAGGCGAATGAACTTTACATGGACGTAGCAATTCAGCCAGTAATCGCGGCAGAATTCATCTACATCCCAATCACGGTTCTATCGACTGGTGCAACTCTTCCAAGCTAAAGTGATTACCGGAAGGGGCTGAAAGGCCCCTTCCCGCTCCTGGCGCTTGGAAAAGCAGGACAAGACATAAATAGAAACGTAAGATTGGTGCTTAGAGCACCATAGAATTTATCAAGGAGACTCAATGGCTACTCTATCACAGATGGGTATTCCGGCTGCCGGATTTGGTATCCTGCACCCTAAGCAGAAAAATCGCTGGCAGGTAACCTTCACAGGCCTGGCCGCACTAGTGCCATCTGCGTCTGGTCGCGACCTTACGCGTCAGGCAACAGTCATCAAGCGTCCAACTCTTTCATTCGAAGAAGTTCCAATTCACCGCTACAACTCAACAGCGTACATCGCTGGTAAGTACACGTGGGAAGATATGACCTTCACGATCGAAGACGATATCACGGGCCTCGCCTCAGCAGCCGTTCAAGGCCAGCTTGAGACGCAGCAGCGCCTTATTGGTAGCGATCTTCCTGGTCAGTGGCTCAACTCTGCCGCTACCGGTTCAGATTACAAGTTCGGTACAACCATCACGCAGCTCGACGGCAATGAAGGCATTGTTGAACAGTGGTTGATGGAAGGTTGCTGGATCAAGAACTCAACTTATGGTGAACTTGACTACAACGACGCTGGAACCGCAGTCACGATCGCATTGACGATCCGCTTCGACCACGCACGTCAGCAGCTCACTGGTCAGGGCTATGGTACTGCTCTTGCGGGCAACCTTTAATAGGAGACGATTACAATGGGCAATATTTCAAACCTTTTCGACAACATCGTTGGTCTTAAGCAAGACTTCAAGGATGATTGGAAGGAAGATGCAAAGCTCGACTGGAAAGTCGACTGGGCACATACTTCAAGTTCTTCTGGCCCAACGGGCGAGATCGCAACTCTTGGTTCACTTGTAGGCGGTGCTGGTTACAACAACTTCCCACCAACATACACCACACCGCTAAGCGGTGGAAATGGTACTGGCGCAACGGTAACTGTAACAGTTGCTAGCGGCAGTGGAACAGTTACCTCAGCAGTTATTGCTTCTGCAGGTACTGGATACCATGTTGGCGATGTTCTTGGACTCACCTCTGCAGCAGGCAGCGGCGGTTCTGGATTCTCTATCACCGTTGATACCCTTGTCCAATCACCAGCAGCTCCAGCATTCACCGCAGCTCCAGTGGTTACTGGCACAGGCGCAGTTGGTTCAACCCTTACTGCAACCACTGGATCAACAACTGGTTTTCCAAGCCCAACTTTCACGTATCAGTGGTTCTCCAGCTATGCTGGTCAACTCGTTGGCGCAACATCAGCAACGTACGTTGTTCAGGCATCTGACGCATACGCTGGTCTTTACTGCGTAGTTAAGGCAACCAACTCTACTGGAAGCGCAACTGACAAGTCAAATGCTATCGCGGTATCGACCACAGCATTGGCTCCAGCAAACGTTTCTGTTCCAACAATCTCCGGCAACCTCCTCATCGACCAGCAGCTCACTGCACACGTCGGTTCTTGGACTGGTTTCCCAACTCCAAGCTACACCTACCAGTGGTTCTCAACGACCAATGGTCCAGTTGCAACCCTCGGTTCAGTTAATGGCGGTTCAGGCTACACCACAGCGGGCACCTTCTCAGGTGTTCCACTTACTGGTGGTTCAGGCAGCGGCGCAACAGCAGTCCTCACGGTTGCTGGCGGTTCAGTAACTGCAGTCACGCTGGTTCTTCCAGGCACTGGCTACGCAGTTGGTGATACGCTCTCAGCTGACAGCACCTCAACTGGTGGCGTCGGTTCAGGCTTCAGCGTTTCAGTCGCAACCCTCGGCTCCGTTGGTTCTGATAAGGTTTACCTCACTCAGAAGGCCGACGGCGGCAGCACGGTTACCGTCAAGGTCACCGCAACCAACTCAGCTGGTTCTGCAACCGCAGTTTCTGCGGGCTCAGTAGTTCTCGCTGCTCAAGTTGCTCCACTTAACTCCGCACTTCCAGCAATCACTGGCAACGCAACGGTTGGTTCAACTCTCACAGTTACCCCAGGCACTTGGACAGGTACACCAACCCCAGCGCTCACCTATCAGTGGCTGTCTGCAGGTGTTCCAGTCGCCCTTGGCGAGCGCATCAGCGGCTCGAAGGATCAAGTACGCACGGAAAGCAACCCAAGCCCAGATGCATACGGCACTTCAACTGTAAGCGTAGGCGAGCAGCAAGAGTTCGACGCATACGACATCAACGTTGGCGGCACGGGCCTCACCTACGTTGTTCAGGCATCTGACGTTGGCAATGCAATCCAGGTTGTTGAAACTGCAGCAAACGTCGCTGGTTCTTTGATGGCAACATCAGAAGCAACATCGGTTGTCCCAGCAGTCATTCCAGCAAACACAGTCGCTCCAACGATCTCGGGTACGCCAACTGTTGGTGTAGCAATCGAGGCCGGCACGGGCACTTGGACTGGCGCGCCAGCTCCAACGTACACCTTCCAGTGGTACTCAAACGGCGTTGCAGTTCAGGGCGAAGACGTCACTTCAGTCAACGTTGTTGGCCAGACAGTCGTCAAGTCCTCGTACGTCGTACAGGCAACTGATGTCGGTCAGCCAATCACTGTCAAGGTCACCGCAACCAACTCTGGTGGCTCGGCAAACGTAACCTCTGCTTCAGTAACTGGCGCAGCTGCTTACGTAGCACCAGCCCTCACCGCAGTCGGTTCTATCGCTAACTCTTCCCCAGCAGTTGTTGGTCAAGTAAGTGTTGGTGACGTACTCACTGGTACTCCAGCAACGTTTAGCGGTACACCAACTCCAACGGTCGCTAATCAGTGGCTCGCGAACAACGGTGTAATCCCAGGCGCAACTGGTACCAGCTACACGGTAGCGAGCACCTACGCAGGTATGACGATCAGCTTCCAGTCGGTAGCAACGAACACTGCAGGCAGTGTCTCTTCTACCTCTGCAGCAGTTGGTCCAGTACTTCAGTAAGAGCTGTAAAGCAAAACGAACTAGGGACTTCGAAAGAAGTCCCTTTTTGTTACCTGGCGGTTCCACATAAATACATGCACAAGTCTCTTCAGGAATCGTGATGCCAGATATTTCAGGTATTATAGCCAATACGGGCGTGCAGCTCGAGGCCCAAGCTTTTAAGACGTTTGGAGCGGCTGTAGCAAACCAAGCTGGTGGTCTACTCTCAAGCATATTTTCTTCAGGCTCTGCAGGTCAAACAAAAGCAGGCTTTGCATCTCCAAATCCAGGTGAAATTGCGGTATGGGATCCAACTCCATATGCATCAGCCCTCGCTTCTGGATCCGGTGGCTTCGATCCTAAGGTCAAGTTCCTTTTCAAGGTGACGTTTCGCTTTATTCCAGATATCTCTCAGGAAATTGCAGACCTCTTCGGCATAGCAAATGACGGTAAGTTCGCAGCGAACCTCACGTTCACGCTCAAGCAAATCGACATGCCAAAATACAAATTTGAGTATGAAGAGGTCAACATGTACAACTTCAGAACCCAAATTCTGAAGAAGGTAACCCATGATGAGCTTGGCTTCATGATGTATGATACTGCCGGCAACCATGCACTCAACTTTGTCAACGCCTATCTCCAACTTCTCGTCCCTGCATCTCGCCAGCAGTACACGACTGGCTATGATCTTTGGAACCATGGCTTTGCATTTACTGCAAGCCCCGCAGATGGAAATGACACGAGCTCTCGCGCTGTTCTTGGACACGCAACGTCAAACACTGCGCAAGACGGTGCAGCGATCAATGTACTTGACACTATGACGATCGATCAATATTATCTCTCACGTGATCAAAGTGCTGGCCTAAAGGGTGCGAACATTGTAAACGCTATCAAGGTCAACAGCTACGTCTTCACAAATCCAAAGCTTACGCATTTTGAAGTGGGCGACCAAGATCATGAGAAGGGAGCTGAGCCAAGCATGATCACATGTGGCTTCATGTATGACACCCTTTACATACAAACTGGACAATCTGGTGCAGACGTTGCGGCAAATCGCCCATCATTGGCGGGTGGAGATCTTCTTTCCAATGTAGTTCCAGCAGGCGCATCTGTTTACCGCAGCCCAGTTGTTGGCTCAGGCGGTGGTGGAAGCCCAATCAATCCATTCTTGGCAGCTTTTGCTGGCGCTGCAGGCCGCACAATCAGTCAGTCTGTTACACAGATACTTGCAAAGTCTGGTCTTGCAAATTCTCCAGGCGGTGGCCTTGCAATTTCAGGAATCTCAGGTGCAGTAGGAACAAATGCAGCTCGCACGCTCGCGAGCCTTGGTTCAACTTCCCCAGGTATCTCGCTACCAAGCGCACCAGTTATTATTGACAACAGCGCATCAATCTCGCAAACTGCAAATTTGAGTTCACAAAACGCAGCGGCAATTGAAGTAGATGTCTAATGGGAACTTACGGTAGATTCATTCCACGTTTTCCTGAAAAGTACATAGGAGATCCTAACAAGATTTTCTTTAGAAGTTCTTGGGAAATTACTGCAATGAAGTTTTGGGATACGCGTCCTGACGTGTTGAAATGGAGTAGCGAGGAAATCGTAATTCCATATCTCAGTCCAAAAGATAATGCGATTCACAAGTATTTTCCGGACTTCTACGTTGAACTGCTTGATGTACATAAGGTACTAAACAAGTGGGTGGTTGAAGTTAAGCCACTACATGAATCCGATTCGCAGTTCGCTAAAGGCGACAGATCCAAGGATTCCCTCGCTGTGAATACCGCAAAGTGGACAGCTGCTGCTATCTACTGTGAATCACGTGGCATGAATTTCAGGGTGGTTACTGAGAGATCTTTATTCCATCAAAAGCCGAAAAAGAAGAAAGTAGATGGCAACCTATAGATACGCTGTTAAGAATATCGATAAGTACGCTGGCGATCCTAGAAGGATCGTAGCTAGAAGTCGTTGGGAATTGATGTACATGCAGGCGCTGGACAACTCATCAATGGTTCGTAAGTGGATCAGTGAGCCACGCAATTTGAACATCAGCTACCTCGATCCTATCGACAAGAAGGTCAAGCAGTATTGGCCAGATTTTCTTGTGCAGTATCGTGATGGTACCCTCGAGGTGCTTGAAATTAAACCACTCAAGCAGTCTATCGCTGAAAAGGCCACAAACAACTTTGACAAAATCATGTTGCTCAAGAATGTTTCAAAGTGGACGGCCGCCGATCGCTTTGCCAAATCAATTGGTGGCAAATTTAGAGTTATCACAGAGCAAAATCTGTTCAGAAAGAAAACAACCAACGCTGCTAGAAAACCAAACGTTGCAAGAAAGTCAAGAGGCTCAGTTAAGTCATGAATAAAATCCCACACCCACTCCAGTCAGTATTCAACATGGACGACAACGATCTAGACATTGAGCAGGAATATGGACAGGGCGAGCTTATGCAAAACCCAAATGCCACCTTCACTGCAGCTGAGGCGCCTGTCGATCTCAAGGATGAGGATGACAAGCTTGTCGAAAAGCGCATCGATGAGGTCTATGATGCTGCTATGGGAGCATTCCAGAACCAGTCTGCATTCATTGAGGTCATCGATCCAAAGTTCGCCGCTCGTAATGCTGAGGTCGCTGCTAACTACCTGAACATTGCCCTTCAGGCTGCCAACAGCCGAGCGAAGGTTAAGACTGACCGTAAACGTGCCAATCAAACCTTCGTTCCATACAACCAATCAGGAAAGACGACGAATAACTTCGTGGTTGCTGATCGGAATGAGATCCTGAAGATGATTGCTATCGATGGCGATCAAAAGAAGCTCTAACCGTCCTGATTGGATAAATAAACGATGAACATAGTTATTCCTCAAAAGCATCAGGAAGGCGGGGCCAAGGCTGCCTATAAGATGGGCCATGCCCATGGCTATCGCAGGCAGAAAAAGATTGACGCTGAAAAATCATTTGGCATCCATGCAGATGCTTATCACGATGGATATCGTGCTGGTGAATCTGCTGAAGAGGGTGAGGCCTGGCGTGAAAAGCGTGGAGCTGCACTAAAGGGTCGTCACTATCATGAACAGACTGGAGAGAACGTGGATAAACTTTCAACCCCTAAGCTCGATGCTTATCTTGCTGGCATAACGCTCACTGAATCAGAAGAGCTCAACAAGGTAGCCAAGGACAACAGCGATCGTCGTCAAGCACATCAGCTTGAAATCGGCGATGTCGTAGAAATTACCGGTAACGTCAACTTCAAGGGACAGACCGGCGAGATCACCCGCTTTGGTAAGGAAAAGAAATTCGTAGTCGTCAAGCTCTACAACGGCGGCGAGCATTCATTCCACTCATCAGACGTTTCCGAGGCTGACCTTAGCCATGAAGAGCACGAGGATGATGAGGGAGAGAAGAACAAATTTTACGTCGCGTTCTATGACAACGCTGAAGAGCGTTCATGGATTGGCGTAGTCACCAAGGAAGCTGGTGGCAAGTGGCACGAGAAGACATTCAAGGGCAAGCCAGAGATTCGCTGGGGCCAGACTTACATGTCATACCTCACGCCTGATGACATCATGTCATGGATCCACAAAGACTACCATCGTGGTATCGAAATTGAGGGCCCATTCTTCAGTGCGTCAGAAGCTCAAGAGCACGTCAAGCAAAATTGGGGTCGCATCGATGAGGCCACAAAAAACAAATTTGAGATTGTTCGCAATGACGGCACCGTAGTTGAGGGTGGATTCTTCAGTAAGGCTGCCGCAGAGAAGCAGTGCATTGAGTGGATGGAAGAGGCCGAGAAGGAAGGTCTTCCCCATTCGTACAAGGTGCGCCCACAGAAAGCTGTCAAGGAAAATAAGTCAGAACAAAAAGCTGGCTGGTATGTCGTCGCAAAGAATAATGGCGAGGTAGTTGAAGGACCATTCGATACTGAAGCAGAAGCTCGTGAAACTGGATATGATCCTAAGCAATACAGCTTCAAGAAAATGCCTGCCAAAAAAGTTGATGAGGGTGCAACCTTTACTAAGCGCACTCGAATGATGGAACCAGACGTTGCAGTCGAGAAGGCTAAGAAAATCCGGGCACTGCTTTCTTCAGGTGACGGTTTTGCGCAGGTAGAAAGAGATGGTGACAAGGCTTTTCTACTCGTCAAGGCAAACACTGAGCTAAAGGATAAGATCACGAAAATTCTCGAAGGTTTCAAGAAGGTAAACCCAAAAAGCCAAGAGCGCGTCAGCTACGACCGTGAAGGTCAGCGCGTCAAGACTCCAGATGGTGAAGGCGTAGTCAAGGCAGAATATAAGGAGCCGACCTTTAGTCAGATGGTTCCATTCGCGCGCACGGTAAGCGTACAGCTCGACGGCAGCGATAAGACAAAGAGCTATCGCCTCAATGCAGTTCGTTTCATCAAGGACAAGAAGCCTGTAACTGAAAGTGCTGGATCTGACATGCTTGCAAAAGCTAATAAGCTCAAGGCTGATGGCCAGACTAAGGCATATCACCGCGCGATGACCACCTATTGTGAGTACATGGAAGAAGCAATGCGCTTTAATGGAGACCTTTCGCGTGCAAAGTTCTACAAGCAGGAAGGCGAGAAGCATTGGGCAGAGTGGAAGAAGCTCAAAGAATCAAAGGATGATGATAAGAAGGACAACGTAATTCGCGGTAAGTTTGGCAAGAAGCCAGAAGAAAAGAAGCCAGAAGTCAAGGTTGTTCAGCAGATGAAGAAAGTTTCTCTCCTAGACGCATTTGGTTCTGAGGAACTAGCTGCGCTTGAAAAGGAAGGCATCAAGCTTATCGAGAAGCCATCATATTGGACTGATATGAACAAGCGCAACACGGTTGACGAAGTCAAGCTCAAGCGTATTGAAAAGGTTCTCGGTAAGAAGTTTAAGGAATATGAAGGCTGGGAAATTTACGCAACCAAGCATGATGACGATATGCCAAAGGGACCTCTAGCAACTGTCGAGAACATGCCTAAGGAAGACATGTTCATTGTAAACTTTGGTGACGGCTCTGAGCGCTATCTCTGCGACAAGACTGGTGCGCGCACCTACATTCGCTTCTGGGCAAAGATCCTTCCAGGTGTCAAGGAATCGGTATTCACAAACTACGCAGATTGGAAGCAGTCAGTAATGCTCTCGCACCCAACCAAGAATATCAAATTCCGTGGAAAGATGGAAGGTGAGAAGACCACCGTCATCGCGTCTGTTCCAGGTGAAGATGCTGTTTATGGTATTTGGGACGATGCGATTGAGTCAGGTGAAATCATTACTGAGGGCGTAGCGAATTACATGGTTGTCGGTAATCGCGGCGGTGGACGTGGACAGGAAATTTATGGAAATGAGCTCTATACGATTGAGCGTGCTCGATCAATTGTGAAGCGCCTAGAAAAAGAACAAAGCAAGCCATCTTTTGGTCCTGTCAATAGAATGGCATGGCGCATTCAACGCGTTGATGATTCTACCAATTTAATCGGCGGAGCTGAATATACACGTCAAGAC